GGTGAATGCACCACTGGGAAGCGCGACGCTGCCGGAGATGAGTTGCCCCTGAGTAATCGCCCCATCCGCCACCAGCTTGATCAGCTCGGGCACCCCTAGGAAATGGAACCCGCCACGGAAGTCCACGCCACGGAGCCAGCGCATCTGCCGGCCAATAGAGTTGACGTGCAGTTGATTGCCAGCGCTTGCGTTGTCGCGCAACTGCAGCGTGAACGCCCGGAAGTTCACCCGCGTGGTCAGGTTGCCGTAGTCGCTCCCGTCAAACCAGGTTTCAGCGGTGGCAGGGTCGCCGGTTTCGGGGAAGATCAGCGGCCAGCCGACTTGAGTCGGGTCGGAGGCGCGAAACACCACATTGCACTGCCACACCGAAGCAGGGTCGTAGAGCCCCGGTGCGATCCTGATTTCTGCGGTCTGGTTGCCCGAGCCGATCACTGCATTCGCGTACTCCGCCGCCCGCGCCAGGGTCGGGATCGGATTGGCCGGCGCGGTCGGCGGGGTGTCGAACATCTGATCAAGCGTCCGATCTGCCGCCGTGGACTGCACGTAGATCGTGATCGTGCCGGTGGCAGCAGACACCAGTCGCTGCGCCTGCTTCCAGCGGTTCAGGCCGCGATACTCCACAAACGCTGGATCAGACTCCATCGCCGAGTCAGTGCTGGCGACGGCGCCGGGTAGCTCGGTCAGCTGGGCAATGCTGGCCACCCTGCCAGCGCCAGCGCGGTTGATTTTGGCCTGCGCTTGGCTGCCGAACTCGGCGGTGCCGGTGATGACCACGTCCTGCAGCTGGGCCGTGCCGCCCACCTGGATACCGTTCGGGAAGTCCGTCCTTTGCGCCTCATCCAGCGTCTGGCCACCGAGTGATTCGGGGCTGATCGTGGCGCCTGTGGCGATGTCTTCGAGGCCCTTGGGTGTTACCTCGAAGCCATCCTCGTTGGAGCCCTTGGGCACCACCCGGCCGCCAGCTGCGGAAGTAAAGTAGTAGGTGAACTTATTGAACTCCGACATATCCTGCTGCACAGCAGGCATGGCTCTGGAGTAGTTACCAAATCCGGCCCATTCCCATTGGTGGTTGTAGAGCCGGATTGTGCTGGGCCTGCGGAACTCCACCGCCCAGTTCCCCAGTCCCGTTGCAGCACCACCAGATGGAGCCGTGGGAAAGTCCGTTGCGCTGCTCGGGTCGCGGTCACGGGTCGCGGCGGTTTGTGGCACCAGAGCGGCGTGGGCTGCGGCGTCGGTGAACCCCAGCGCCCGCAGGAAGGCGTACCCGCCCAGGTAGTCGGTAGCGGTGCGGTACTGATCTCGCACAGGGCCAGCGCCGGTCCAGATCGTCGTCCAGTTGATCCCCAGAGTCGTGGAATCGTCCGCGTCGCTGGTGTCGGTGTCGAGCACCAGGATGGGCGCCTCCTGGCTGATTGAATCCTCAGGGTTGAAGTCCGAGGGCATGTGAACGAGCGTCTCGCCCCAGAACGCCGGATCGGGCGATGCGCCGGAGCTGGTGAATGTGCGCGTGGCCTGCCAGTGCTTGCCGGCGTGTTTCACCACCGTTCCCTGGCGGTAGTACGTGCCTGATGCGTAGGTTTTCGATGCGGCGCCACGGCGGATGGTGATTTCACCGGTTCGCAGTACACCCGAGCCAGGCAGTGGCCCGGTGCCAGATGCGGTCACCAGCAGCACCTCCTCTCCACCGCCGGCCAGTACACGGCCAATCGCGCCGTTGCTGCGAGCCGGGTCGGTCTGCAGCACCGTGTTCCTCTGCGGCAGCCTGGCGCTTGCGGTGTTGTTCAGGATCAGGGACAGGCGCCGCTCAGCAACGGTCCTGGTGTCCACCACACGGCGGATGTAGACCCGGCGACCGATCACGGCGTCCCCTGCGGCCTCATTGGCGCCCGACTGCAGCGGGGCGGCGGTGATGCCGATCGATGCCGGCGCAGAGCTGCTCCAGGCGCTGCTGCTCAGCGTGGCCCGCCAGTCAGCGCCGGCAGGATTGTCGATCCAGATCCTGGTGCCCGAGGCGAGCGAATAGCCCAGAGCCTGCAGCGCTGCAGGGTTGGTGGCGCTGCTCGGGTCGATCGCCAGGCCGCTGGTCAGGGTGATCGCTGAGCCGCTCACAGCGGCCACCACGCCCAGCTCAATCCGGCGGATGTTGGAGGTTTTCTCGCTGAGGTTCAGCGGCACCCGCACCCGGCCGATCGCCCAGTTCTTGTCCTTGTTGAACGCAAAGCCCTTGTAACCCTTGGCCACGGCAGCACAGCCGCCAAAGGTGCTATTGCCGCCGTTGTCGGTGATCTCCCCGCCGGAGTCCACCATCGTGACTTCAGACTGGCCAATCCCGAAGATCGAAACCTTCTGGATGTAGGCGTTGTTGATTGCCGAGATGTGCCGGGTCTGGCGTGCAGGATCACGGCGCAAGTTGTCGGGCGCTGCATCGATGTATGCCTGATAGCCCTCCGTAGTGTTGGTCAGGTTTACCCAGTTTCCGCCTTGATACACCTGCCAGCAGCGCATATCCTTCTGCTGGTTGGTGCCGGTGAAGTTGGCGCAAACCATCGACTTCAGGCCGCTGAGCCTGGCGCCGTCCCAGAACGCCCCGCCCATGCCGTAGTCGGAGCGCACCGACACGTTGAAGATGTACGGGCTGGCGCCCCTGGTGGTATCCCACGCGCTGGAGGGCGCCTGGGTCTGATCAATCGGGCCGACGATCTCATACTCGCTGGGCCGGGCCGCTAGCAGGGCGCTGCCCAAGTCGGCGCCAGTGCCAACGGCAGATTGGATCTTGGCGTAGAACGTGTCGAGCTCCGCCTTGCTGGCGGGATGGAACACGTCCAGCAGGTGGACAGATTCGGCATGGCCGATCTTGTCCATTGCGGTGAAGTCGAAGAAGAACCCGGTACCCGAGACTTTCAGGATGCTGCGGCGGTTGCTGTAGTCCGCCGCCTCATCCGCAAACGCGGGAACCCAGTTGGGGCGGATGGTGGTCTTGCGCAGGTCCAGCCCGGGCATTGAGCATCCACGCGGCAGCAGCACGCCGCCGGTGGAGGGGTTGAACGCGATCAGCTCGGCCGGGGTCGGGTCTTTCGCCGTGCCCCAGCTCGCCAGGCTGGTGGAGCCGCTGCCGGGGTCGTTCAGAACGATGTGCACACCGCCGAGGAGCACGATCGTTACGCAGTCTCTGTGGGCCCGTGGATCGGTGTAGGTGTACCAGCTCCTGCTGGTGATGATCGCCGCCTCGATTGCGGCGCGGTTGATTGTCTTGAAAGGGCGGGCTTCTGTATAGCCGCATTCCAGCTGCTGCAGGCTGATCCGCTTCAGCTTCTGGGCAATGATCTCCTCATCGGTGGCGCCGGTCTCGTGGCTGTTGTAGTTCCCGCCAACAAACCGATCAGATCCCCGGATCGGATCAACGTAGAGGGTGAAGGGACCATTCAGCGCATCGGCCACCTCCTGCGCACCCGCCACCACCCGGGCATTGCCGCCCAGCTGGCGGAGCATGTCGACCAGGACGGCAGCCTGCTCCTTGAATGCAGCTGCGTCTGGGGATACGTCCAGAGCCCCGCTTTGGCCTGCCCGCACCAGCTGGCTCATGTGATCTTGCCGGCTCGATTCCTGCCCTCAGGCTATGGAGCCTGCTTTGCCAGCCTGATCTGGCCGGTCGCCACGAACTGCGCCGAGATCAGGATCACGTCGGTGGCGCTGGTGTTCACCGCCGTCTCGCCCAGCAGGATGTCGGTCTCGTAGAAGATTCGCTCCTTGACGTGCTCCGCCACGTTGCTGTTGCGCTGATCCACCAGCTGGAACCGCGCTCGGGCCTTGCTTCCCTGCTGCGTAAGCATCATCAACCGGAGAATCCCCAGGCCGCTCTGCTCGCCCGTCACGCGGCTGTGGTCCATCTCCCCGTTGAAGGATCCGGCACCCTTGGCCACGCCCTTGGCATAGTCGCCGAACGACTGGCCGATCGCCTCCAGGTCCAGCGTGTTGGCATTCATTTTGAACACCCACCCAGTCAGGTCGCACTGCATCAACCAGCCGCGTTCCTCCGCGTCCGCTGCCGTGTCGCTCAAGACCTGCGGCACCGGTGCCAGGTTCTGGGCCGGTTGCTCACCATCGGGGATCTCCATGTCCTCGATGGCCTGCAGCAGAGCCAGCGCTGCAGCCACATAGCCGGAGCGGCTGGAGGCCGGCAGGATCAGCATCGGTCCTGGCGAGACGTTCCGCAGCGGGATTAGGCCTTGGCTGCCGCCATTGATCGCGTCGAGCTCGGTGGAGTAGAACCGCACATCGTCCATCTCATCGCGGTGGATGTAGGCGGTGGTGGTCTGCTGGAACCCGACCGTTGCGGCGCTCTCGTAAAACGGCAGTGACGGGTTGCTGCCATAAAACCCGCCGCCGGCAATCCTCGCCGCCAGCGCTGGCCCTACCGGAGCGGTCCCGCCAGGATAAAACGCATGGCCATCGGGGCAGGGCGCCGCGCCGTTGATGCCGATCCCGAGCGGCACGCCGCGCAGGCTCACCAGCAGCACCTCATCGCCCGGCTGAAACGCCAGATCGGTCAGGTCCAGTGATGGCGAGTCGCCGCGCTGCAGCCGCTGATCAGCCAGCGCTGTAGGCGCGGGCCACTCGCGGCTGAGCTGAACAATTCCCTTGCGGCCTTCGTAAGCCATTAGAGAGCACGGCTGGGCTTGCCGCTGATCACGAACGAGATGCTGACTTGGGTGCTGTCGCCCACACTGGTGGCGATGCCCTGCGAATTGATCAGCGCCGACCCGGAGATGGACTTGCTGCCGCCCTTGTAGATCGTCATTACCAGATCATCAGGCGTCTCGCCATCATTAAAGATCCGATTTATCAGGTTCACCGTGGCCTGATCGTCGGTCTTGTAGAGCAGCGTGGCCGATCCGCTGGTGGTGCGCTTGCCGTAGGCAAACTCATCATCCATG